CTTACATTTGGTGATCTCGATGAATCAAATCATTCTGGACTTAAAAAATGGTTCAAAGACAAGTGGGTAAGATTTGGACCTGATGGAAAAATTAGAGGAGATTGTGCTAGAGGTTCAAGCAAAGAAGGCAAACCTAAATGTCTACCAAGATCCAAAGCACAGGCTCTAGGCAAAAAAGGTCGAAAATCTGCGGCTTCAAGAAAACGTAGAGAAGACCCAAATAAAAATCGACGCGGAAAAGCAAAAAACGTAGCCACCAAAAAGAAATAGTGATATATAGTAGTATCCATGGCATACTTAAATCATAATGTTCCACCATTTACTTGTTTAATACGGGATGAGTATTTGTATGATCATCAAAAAGGTCATGGAGATTTTTCAGTAGCAGAAGTTCATTCAGTAGCATCAATGGAACACAAAGTTCCACTGTTTGAAACATTGTTAGAAAACGGTGTCAATTGGACTCGCAGACCTATCATGGCTTTTTGTTGGAAAGAAGATGCACCGATACATCCTATCGAAATGCATCACTATTGGAATTGTTTTTCGCCATACATTGATGTAAATGTTAGACACAGACTCGCGAGGCGTAGAGCAGAACTAATTGATTTAAACGGCAACAAACATTGGGGCGAGTATATGTTTACACTAGACTGGTCATGGGAAAATCACGCAGGCAACACTGATTGCAATTTTGCCGAAGATCCAGAACACAAATGCGGACACACATTTAAAATGGACGATGGAAACTATTTTGTTTATCCTAACAATCGAATTGTTTGGACCGATGATGCATACATTCATAAAAGACTTACAAAAAATCCAGGATACAAAATTGACCAAACTGTTTACACAGTAGAAAACAAACGCACAGGCGAAACTTCTAATGATTATATGACCAAGTTTGGCGCTGAAGGTGACTCCTTCAAAGACACCAGCAGAGTTGAAACTAAATATGACAAAGACAATTCGGACGCGATGTATGGTGAAGATTAAAGAATTTGTGCAAATTTCAAAACAGATTGATAAACCGCAATCTCCAGGCAGTCGTGGTCTAAAGAAAAACAAAGAAGGCTCTGTGAGATATTTCAGTGCTGGAATGAAAAAACAAACTAAAAAATAATGACAAATTTTCTTTCTGTGTGTGACATCCTCGGGTACTCTGGTAAGTCTTACACAGAACATTCTATATCATATGAATTTAACAGCACAGGATTTAGGGACACTGAATTTGAAAAAGACGGTATACTGTTTTTTGGTTGTTCATACGGGTTTGGCGTAGGAGTCGATGCTGTTGACCGTTATACTAACATATTGGAAAGTAAATTAAACATAAGATGTAATAATTTGTGCATTCCCGGATCTGGGTCAGATACAACTGCAAGAATTTTGCCTTACTGGATTGAAAAATTACAACCAAAAATTGTTGTAAATCATTTTATGTTTCCAATCAGACGTGAAATATATAATGGTGATCAAGCACCCATACTATGGCTTCCAAGCATGGATTTACCAAAAACTAAAATACAAGAATTTATTGATGAAGATTATGTGTATCGCAAAACAGTAGAAAACATATGGAATATAAAAAAATGTTGTAATGACAATTCTGCGAGATATGTTGAATATCCAAAAAATATAAATGATTTTAAGGCTGGAGATTCTAAACATCCAGGTCCCGAATCACATAAGCAAATGGCAAATGAATTGTTTGATATAATTGAAAATAATCATGTGCTAGAATTTACAAACACTGATGACTACAATAACAAACATATCTATAGACAGATACAAAAATTTACTGTATAATTAATTTTTCAAAGGAGACATTTATGGCAATATCAAATTTTAGTTCTGATGATCAAGCCAAGATCAAACAGATCATACAACAAGGAACAAACGTAAAACAAGAAGTACAAGACCTCAATGAAGGATTGCGTGACACTGTAAAAGCAGTAGCACTAGAACTTAATATAAAACCAGCAGTACTGATGAAAGCAATCAACGTAAGATTCAAAGACAGTGCGGCCGCTGAACGAGAAGATTTTGAAGACTTAGAAGTATTATTAGACATAGCAAGATAAGGAGCATATATGAAATATATTTTAACACTATTAACTTTTTTATTTGTAGCACCTGCTTACGCAGAACACAGCATCGATATGTTGAACAAACGTGATGATGGGGCTAGAATGGTTTACTCAGAAGACATTGTTAATGTAGATGTAGGACACACAGTAACTTGGTTACCCACTTCCAAAGGACACAATGTTGAATTTGTTGCCGGCCCAGAAGGAGCAACACTGCCAAAAAAAAGTAAAATGAACAAAGAATTTTCACACACATTCGATACTCCAGGCATATACTATTATGTTTGCACTCCACATAAGTCAATGGGTATGATAGGACTCGTAGTTGTTGGCAATGATGTCTCAAACAGAGTTGAAATTTCATTAATAAAAGCACCAGGCAAATCAAAGAAAAAATTAGCAGAGTTACTTGACTCTTTATGAAAATAGACAGCATACTGAAATGGTCAGCCACTGCAACTCTTATTGTAGGAACAGGCATTAATGCCTTTGGCATATACCCACTTGGTGCTATCATACTAGCACTAGGAGGTCTCATATGGCTGGCTGTTTCCTGTATGTGGCGTGAACCATCACTGATTGTTACCAATGCTGTTTTATTTCTTGTAGGCACAGGAGGGATTGTGTTAAACTACATTACATGAGTTACGTTGATGCATTATTTGACAGAGAAGCAGACAAGATATCTGTAGTAGAACGCAGAGAAGGCAAGAGATATTTCACAGAATATCCTGCTCGTTATGTGGCATACTATGATGATCCAAAAGGCAAATACAAAAGCATTTATGGTAATCCAGTCAGTAGAATAGCAACCAAACAGGGCAAAGAATTCAAACGTGAATGTGCTTTTCACAAAGACAAAAAAATGTATGAGTCAGATGTAAATCCAATCTTTAGGTGCTTGGAAGAAAATTATCTTGGCAAAGAGACTCCAAAATTACAATGTGCATTTTTTGATATTGAGGTAGACTTTGATCCAGCAAAAGGTTATGCCAAACCAGCAGATGCATGGTCCCCTATTATTTCTGTCACTGTGTATTTGGATTGGTTGGATCAATTGATTACTCTTGCAGTGCCACCCAAGAACTTTCCCAATCCAGAAATTGTAGAACAACAATTTGAGAACACAATGTTGTGTCCAGACGAAGCAGACATGTTGGACAAGTTTATAACAATAATAGAAGATGCTGATGTTATATCAGGTTGGAATTCAGAAGGCTTTGATATTCCATATACCGTACACAGAATTGCCAAAGTGTTAAGCAAAGATGACACAAGACGTTTGTGTTTGTGGAATACTTTTCCACGTAAAAGAACATTTGAACGTTTTGGCAATGAAGAAGTAACATATGATATTATTGGCAGAGTGCATTTGGACTATATGCAACTGTATAGGAAATATACATATGAAGAAAGACATTCCTACGCATTAGACTTTATATCTAAACATGAACTTGGCGAACAAAAGACTCCTTATGAAGGCACACTGGATCAACTGTACAATGAAGACTTTGTAAAATTTATTGAATATAACAGACAGGACACAGCACTACTCGGCAGACTAGATGCCAAACTTAAATTTATTGATCTATCAAACGAACTAGCACATCAGAATACTGTACTAATACAAACCACAATGGGTGCTGTGGCTGTGACTGAACAAGGAATAATCAATGAAGCACACAGACGTGGTATGGTTGTTCCAGATAGAGTACGACGCGAACCAGGTTCAGATCCGGCGGCAGGTGCTTATGTGGCATATCCTAAAAAAGGATTGCATGATTGGATTGGCTCTATTGATATAAATTCTCTGTATCCAAGTGTGATTAGAGCACTGAATATGGGTAATGAAACTATTGTGGGTCAATTGCAACAGGATCTGACAGAAGAATTTATAGATGATAAAATGGCAAAGAAAATAAGTTTTGCTGGTGCATGGGAAGGACAGTTTGGCACATTAGAATATAGTGCTGTGATGCGGAAAGATCGAGCACAAAGCATTACCATTAATTGGGAAAATGGCGAATCAAATATACTGAGTGCCGCAGAAGTGCATGACTTAATCTTCGAACAGGGCAATCCATGGTTTCTCAGTGCCAATGGCACTATTTTTACACATGAATTTGCAGGTGTGATTCCAGGACTGTTAGAACGTTGGTATGCAGAAAGAAAAGAGATGCAAGGCAAACTACAACAAGCAATAGAAGCCGGCAATAAAGTAGAACAAGAGTTTTGGGATAAAAGACAGTTGGTCAAAAAAATTAATTTGAATTCACTGTATGGTGCATTATTAAATCCAGGTTGTAGATTTTTTGATATAAGAATTGGACAATCAACTACACTGACTGGTCGATGCATTACAAAACACATGGCTGCCAAAACAAATGAAATTATTTGTGGCACATATGATTATGTTGGGCCATCTGTTATATATGGCGACACAGACTCTGTGTATTTTTCAGCATATGAACCGTTAAAAGAAGAAATTGAGGCAGGGAAAATTCCTTGGTCAGAAGATTCAGTTACACAACTGTATGATTCTGTTGCTGAAGAGGTGAACAAGTCATTTACAAAATACATGCAAGATTCTTTCAACTGTCCATCAACATATGGTAAATTGATAAAAGCAGGCAGAGAAGTAGTTGGGTCAAAAGGATTATTCATCACAAAGAAAAGATATGCTATTAAGATATATGACCTTGAGGGCAACAAAATAGACAAAATAAAAGCAATGGGTCTGGATTTGAAAAGATCAGATACTCCTGGTTATATACAAGACTTTTTATCAGATATACTGAACAAGGTGTTGACTGGCAAGGAAGAACAAGAGATAATGGAGTTTATTGCAGACTTTAGATTAGAATTTAAGAAGATGCCAGGATGGGAAAAAGGATCTCCCAGACGTGTGAACAAACTTACTGAGTATCATTCACGAGAAAAACGTAAAGGCAAAGTTAATATGCCCGGCCATGTTAGAGCCGCTATCAACTGGAACACGCTTAAAAAGGTTTATAATGACAGATATTCAATGGAAATAATTGATGGACAAAAATGTATTGTGTGCAAACTGAAGGACAATCCGATGGGATACACATCTATAGCATATCCAACAGATGAATTACGCATTCCAGAGTGGTTTAAAGAAATGCCATTTGCTGATGATGAAATGGAAGCAACACTGATAAACAAAAAATTAGACAACTTAATTGGTGTATTAGATTGGGATCTCGGAAATTCAGAAGCAGACAACACTTTTGATAAATTATTTGGGTAATGGCGTCAAGACACCAAATAAAAGAAGCAATTAAAATTCTTAAACAAGCAGTACAAGAAAACTTCGATACATTCAAAAGTGGTTTACAAGAAGATT